CAGATGCTGTTACACCTGCACTAGATAAAAGACCTGTAGAAGGATTATAAGTTAAACCTGTATCTGTTTCAATTCCTTGTGTACCTGTTGCACCATCAACAAAGGCTGGATAAACTGTTTCGTTTGTAGAGTTATTAGCTACTGCAGTTATATTAGTTGCTTCTGTAGCTGTCGATGCAGTGCCTGTAACATTACCTGTAACACTACCTTCTAAATTAGAAACTAATGTACCAACTGCATATCCTGTTCCAGATGTGTTAACTGTTGTAGTAGGAACAGCTTGATTGTCTTTAAATAATTTCCATTTACCTGAATCATTAGCATCTCTAAATAAACCACCATATAAATCTTGTGAACCACTTGTATCATATAAACCATATATTCCAATATCTACTGCATCAGATGAATTGTTTCCTGTTGCAAGAGAAACTAATGGGTCTTCTACTGCTAGTGTAGCAGTATTAACTGTAGTAGTATCACCAGAAACTGTTAAGTCTCCAGATACTGTTACATCAGCAAATGTTACATCAGAAGATGTAGTTAGTCCTTGATTTATAGCTTTTACACTAGCTAAAGATGAACATTCACTATCCATTAAAGCACCAGCTGCAGTTACATTAGTAGCATCTGTTACATCAGCACCATCTTCTATATTAGCAAATGTTAATACTTGTGTTTTAGTTAATTCTTCAATAACTCCATCAGCACCAGATACTCTACCTAATATTCTTTCATCAGCAGAAATATTCTGTATTTTTGCATAAGTAATTTGGTCATCTGCAATATGAGCAGTATCTATTGAACCATCAACATACTGGTCGCTGTCAATAGAATTAACACTCATGTGTTCTAAATCAATACCACCAGCTGCTAAATGTTCACTATTAACAACATCGTCAGCTATTTTTGCAGCAGTTACAGAATCTGCTCCTAAAGCAGTTGAATTAATTGAGCCAGCAGCATAGTGTGCTGTATCTATTGAACCATCAACATACATATCAGAATCAATAGCATTATCTGCAATCAAAGCTGCTGTAATTTGGTCATTAGCAATATGAGCTGTATCAATACTACCTGCTGCATAATGTTCTGACTCAATAGCGTCATCTGCAATCTTCGCACCTGTAATAGCATCAGCAGCAATCTTTGCTGTTGTAACATTTAAATCATTTATATGTGCTGTATCTATACTTCCATCTGTATAATGTTCTGAATCAATAGCATTGTCAGCAAGTTTTGTTCCATCAACAGCATCAGCTGCAATCATAGCTGTTTCAACAGCACCACTAGCTATAGTTAAAGCACCAGTAGTTGCAATAGTTGCATCACCTGATATAGCTTTGTTATCCCAGCTATCAGTACCATCATAAATTAAAATATTAGCAGAAGCTACACTAGAAATTGTAGTATCATTAAGTTCGGCAATAGTATCTTCTGTAGCAATTTGAGAATCAACATAAGCTTTAACTGATTGTTGAGTTGGAATAAGAGTTGCTGAATCTGAAGACATATTATCTTCATCTACAAAGGCTGTAGCTGTTATAGTACCATCTGATATACTTCCAAAAGTAACAGTTCCTGATGATGTGATAGCACCAGAACCAATAGTTCCTAAACCACTTACATTTCCAGATGTATCAAATGTGTAATTACCATCAGAAAATGTTCCATCAATAGTTACATTTCTAAATGTTCCTATATCTTTATTAGCATCAACAACAACTGCTTTAGAAGCAGCAACTGTTCCAGCTGTTATACCATCAATAGTTTCTAATTCTGCTTCTGCAATATTAGCACTTCCAATTACAAAACTTGTGCCTGTAATTGCAGTACCTGTAATTGCTGCTGCACTTGCACCACCTATAATTGCTCCATCTACTGTACCACCATTTATATCTGCAGTATCAGCTACTAATGAATCAATATTTGCAACACCATCAATATATAAATCTTTCCATTCAGAACCTGAAGCACCTATATCATAAGTATTATCAGCACTAGGAAGAAGATGAGAAGCTACATCAGCACTAAAAGCTACAGTATCACTAGCTGCATCTCCAAAAGTTAAGTTTCCTGCAATAGTTGCAGCACCTGTAACAGTTAAAGTACCACCTACAGTTACATTACCTGTAGTTGTTACAGTATCAATGTAAGCATTTTTAAAATAAAGAGAAGATGTACCAAGGTCAACATCGCTGTCAGTAACTGGAGCAAATACTCCGTCAGCCATATACGCTTGTTGAACTGCAGATGAAGAAACATCTACATAGAATTCAATGTGGTCATTTGTTGAATCAATTAAAACTTTGTTAAGAGGAGTAGCAACATTAGCATCACCAATAAGACCTATAACTGGGCCTTCACCAGTTGTTCCATCGTGTTTATGTCCACTTGTATTAACAAATGCTGCTGCTACTGCATCATATTCATTATTAAATAATGATGCATTAATAGTATTGCCATCTGCAAATGAACTTTGTCTTGTATATGCCGCCATGTTTAAATCCTTCCGCCTGGTATAAAGTCTACATAAAATCCTGAAATTGTATAAGGAGATGCAGTACCAGTACTTGATATTGTAAAGTTATTTGTAAATCCACTACCTACAAGATTTACCTTTTGTTGTGGATAAAGTGTTTGTCCAAAAATTGCCGCTCCAAAAACCGCTACTCCGAAAAGAGCTGGACTAGCTAATGAGCCTATAGCTACCTCTGCTGGTTGAGAGATATTATTATCATCAAAATCGTAACGACAAAGCAATTTTAAATTATTATTTGCTCCTTCAGCACGAATACTTGTTTTACAGTAGTATAAAGTTTTACGAACACCTGAATCTCCGTAATCTAAATCAGGTGTTTTATATTCTGCTGTTATACTACTTCCGTTAAAGTTATCACCAGTATCATGTTGATACACATAACCATCAATACTTGAATGATAATGTACTTCATTATTATCTTCATCAAAGCCTGAATGAGTCATACGAGCTGGTATACCTGTACATTCACTCCACTCATATAAAGGAACTCCTTGTGAAGATATTTTAAAAGTTCCTAATAATCCTTTTTGTTGTAAATCAGCAGTTCCATTTTTATAATAAAATAATCTATATTGACTTTTTTCTCGTATAACCATACTTGAAAAAGTTAAAGATGTTAGGTTAGGAAAAATATCATCTCTAAATATAGGTAATACTTTTCTACTAATAGAGCCTAACTCAATGTCATCAATACGAGCAGTACCTGCAATAGTTCTTAAACCATCTGGAGAAAGGAAAATTAAATCTCCACCAATCTCTTGAATTGTTTTACCACTTACACAACCAATATTTTTAGTTACCGATGATAAGACTGCTGTAGTATCAAGTCCAGATAATTGATATATACTATTTTTACAAAAGATAATAAGTTTATTACGAAAAGATTTTATACCTACTATTTGGTCTCCAACATCTACTGTACCTGCAGAACTTCCTGTAAAATTTTCTGGTGATAATCTAGTACTCCAAGCAACTACTTGTGGATTTTCTGAATGACCTGCAACTATTAATCTTTCTCCAAAAATAGTAACTAATTCTGGGTCTGCTGGAGCTGACCTATTTACTTCTTTAAATGAATAGGTATGTACTCCTGCATTTGTAATTTCTATAACTAATTCACCAATCTTATTAGCACCGTCAGCTATATAAAGTTTACCATATTGTTTATTACCTTCATAAAAAGCAAACTCACAAAGACTTTGAGAACCTCTAGATACTGCACTTCCACTTGAAAGTTGAGCAGCAGTAGCTCCATTTTTATAAATTGTTTGGCTCGATGCACTTGCAGCAAAATTTCCATCTGCTGTCATTGAAGTATTACTTGCTATACTTAATACAAGAAATTGTTCATCATTAATTTTTATATCATCACCAACTGCAAACTCTGTACTAAAAGCTGTACTTGTTCCTGTTATTGTAGCACTACCTGAAGTTACTGCAACTGTTCCTGTTTTAGATTGATAAGTGTTTTTGTTTACTTGACTCCAAGTAGTTCCATCTGCACTATAATAAATATTAGAACCTTGACAAGCTACAACACCTTTAGCATATCTAAATAAACCTTCAATATCATCTGCATTTCCAGCTGGTTGGTTACTTCCAAACTTAGTATAACCATTAACTCTTCTGTATCCACCATGAATAGACGACTCAAAATTATTAAGTCGTTGAGCTACTCCTGGAGTTCTAAAAAGTAAAGCGGTACTTGAAACTAAGTCTAAACCACCTTCACAGTTTATCGATATACCTTGTTCTGCCATGCTTTAAAAAATTCTTTTATTATTTCTTTTTTATTTGTTTTATTCCAGGGAGCTGGTAGCTTTACCTGTTTTTTTGTACTAGACATATATACTACGTCTATCATCCATAGTTTCTGGGAAAGGCTCTATAAGCTGCTCTCTCATACTTCTTAATCCTTTTTGAAATTCAACATCTGATAATTGTGCTTGAGACATATTATCTTTAAATTGATGTACATAATATCTTGCTCTTGCTAATAAAACTGATGTGTATTGTTTAGGAAATACTATTGTATCTCCATGTGCTGTTAATTCTGTAGGTTGTGCATATGCATAAAAATAAATTCTGTATACTCCATCAGGTATAGGAGATAAACCAAGTTTATTATTTTCTGGAACTCTTATAACTCTTCTAGGTATTCCATAAGTTTGTGAATCACTCTTATCACGAGCTTCGTCTAAACCATAAGTTCGTTGCCAACTACTTATAGACATTGGCTGTAGTCTATGAATTTCATATGGAGCAGTTTTACCACTTACTCCTTCTTCTGTAACAATTATATTATCCCAATCAATAAAACTATATTCATTTAAAATTGTTTGAGAACTTCTTAAATCATACCACTTAGTACCAGATGTTGTTTCAACATAAGTATTACCATAATAATTATTAGATGGGTCTCCTACACTTAAAAAACTCCACTTATCTTCTGAAGTGCAGATATCAAAGTAAGCTCTATTAATTGAATCTTTAATATATTTTTGTATACCTAATGCACTAGTAAAAGTAACAGATGTTAATTCTACTTCATTAAGTTCTCTAATTAAAGTATTAGTTAAATCCAAGTATGTTCTAAATGGAGCAGCCATTATTTATTACCATCAGATGAAGTACCAACAATATCAACTTTTCTTCTTAAATCCATTTTACCATATTGTTTAGGGTATTGTTCTTTACTGTAATCACAAGAATCTACACTATCACCTTCTTTTAAAAAAGGTAAATGTTCTGTTATAACATCAGTATACTCAATTCCACTTTTCATCTTAGCCATTTTTAAATTCCTTATATATAAAAGAAAGGGCGAACTTAATCGCCCCTTCTAATTACGTCTTATCCGTATTTGTAGAATGCTGTTACAACAGCATCATCTCTAAGAACACTTCTTCCATAAACATGAAGTCCTCTTACGATATCACCGAAAGTATCAGTGTCTCGTAGAGTTTCAATGTTAAGGATAGATTGTGCGGTAGCAGTAGAGCTGATATGACCAGCTAAACATTTACCGTCTGCATTAGAAGTTGCAGCAATATTATTAGTTTTATACATTTTAAAACCTCTAATAGAACCACTAGCTACTAAGCCGTTTCTTACGCCACCATCACCTTGGTTATAGTCAGAAGACATTAACTTAGAATCAGTATCCGCTAGTTCTTCGTAGAATCTAGGGTCTGCTAAAAACCAACGTCCTTCTTCAGGAACATTGGAATCATCTAATAGTCTTGACAATCTAGCCATAAGTTGTAGTGGAGAGACGTCTGCAGCAGCATTACTTAAGTCAACAGAGTTTGTTGCGTGTGTCATAGTTGTGTCAGCAGTTGAACTATCTGAACCAATTACATGGTCAGGTGAACTTGCTGAACAACCAGCGAACATAGCAACAAGGACTTCAGCGTCCATTGTATCTTTAAGTGTGTAAGCCGCAGAGCTTGCTCCTACAGATGCAAAATTGACATGAGACATTCTTTCCTCAATATCATCGATAATAAACTTAAATGAGTTTGCTTTATCAATAACAAGTGTCGCTTCGGCATCAGTAAGGTATTGTTTTGTAGTCGATGCTGCTCTAGTATAAGCTGCAACAGTTACAGCAGGTTCTTTAATGATTTTAACGGTATCGCCAAAACCACTGATTTCACCAGCGTAGTCTGTATTAGTTATAGCTTCGATAACAGAGGATTTCCTAAAGAAGTTTTGAATCTTCTT